CGGCCCCTATATGCGCCCCATGTTCTATAACTTCTTTGCCTTTTTCCCTGTTAGATTTTCCCATCGTTCTACAATCACATCAACGTAGCGGGGATCTATTTCCATCGTGTAGCAAGTACGGCCGGTCTGCTCGCAGGCCATCAAAGTTGATCCTGCTCCACCGAACGTATCCAAGACGATGTTTCCCTCTACGGTATTATTCTGCACCTGGTACGCGATCATTTTGACCGGTTTCATTGTAGGATGTTCTGCGCTTTTAGACGGTCGATCAAACTCCATGACGGTTGTTTGTTTTCTGTCGGTATTCCAAACGTGCGCCTTGCCGTCTTTCCATCCGTATAGGCATGGCTCGTGCTTCCAATGGTAGTCCTGTCGGCCCATCACCAATGAATTTTTTACCCAAATCAAACACTCGCGGATCTGCCATTCTACATCTTTGCAAGCGCCCCGGAAGTTGTAGCCCTCGGAGTCAGCGTGCCAAATATAAAACACTCCACCCTCTTTCAAAAATAGATTTGCATTTATAAAAGCAGAGCGTAGGAACTCCCGGAACTTCTCATCGGTCTGCTTGTCGTTTTTGATAGTGAGCGCATCTTTTGTTTTTCCAACGTAGGCGACATTGTATGGCGGATCGGTTAGAAATAGATCCGCTTTCGCATTAGCCATCAAAGTAGTGACTGCAGTATTGTCTAGCGCATCACCGCAGAGAACGCGGTGTCGGCCGAGTTGGTACATATCGCCTGTTTTACTCTTGGCGATCTTTGGTACTTCCGGGGCCTCGTCTTCTTCGACTTCATATTCTTTTTTGCCTGGCTTCCAATCTACCTCATCCAAATCTATGCCCGCAATATTTACAAATCCGAGATCGATCTCATTCATATCGAGCATAAACTCGCCGATACTTTCCGGCGTGATTAAACCGTACTGCGAAGAGATGACCAGAGTGAGGCGCTTGGCTTCCTTTTTGTCTTTGGCTTCGAGTGGTACATAGGGCAGGTCTGGTATTGTATAACCCTCGTATTCGAGCATTTCTAGGGCTAGGAGCCGTCCTGCGCCGTCTGCGAGGTACTTTCCCTTTTCCCATATAAACAACGGCACAGAGAAGCCCAGGGATAGAATTGAGGCCTTTAGATCCCCCACTTCACGATCCTTTTTCTGCTTGAGTGCGTTTGCCTCGTACTTTGCCTTGAGGTCTTTAAAACTGATGGTCGGTAATCCGGCCGGGTTTTTTACAATGATTGTTTTTTCTTCTGTTTTTGTTTCCATAAATTAACTAATAAGATATTTTACCTGATAATAATACTCCGGTTGCTCCGGGAGATCGGCCATCTCCTGAAGGCGGACTTTCATCAAACCAACGAGGATGTGATCCTCTATTTTTTCCAATGGTACGCGTGACAAACTTTCGATATAGTCTAGGCGCTTTTTTCCGTGTCGTCTGCGGATCTCATCCGTGAACGCCCGGCCAGTAAGAGCATCGCCACTCTTGTTGCAGTATGGGCATTGTCCGAAGATATTATCCATATCCCACTTTGAATATCCATGACACACGGCCCATGCCTTTGCGTGGCCCGCCTGCAAATCTTGCCATTGCATGGTACGCGGGCAGGAAACGCACCGGCCACCGTAACTGTAAGCATCCCGGATGCGAACAAAGTCGCTCGTAACTTTCCAATATTTTTTTTGTATAGCACCACTACCATGAGATCCGAGAGGTATTTTTCCGATCCATGGGTTTTCTTTTTTTATTCTTTCTGCGAGTGTTGACATATAATTATTATACCAATTCATCAAGCCTTCGGCCACTAATAATTTGCTTGCCGTTGCGTAGCACCCATCCGTACTTTGGATCGTCTTCAATAATAAACTCTTCAATTTTTCCAAAGCGCTCGACGTTCCCGCACATATCCACTAGGGCAAGGTTTGTTTTACCTGGAGCGTTACGAATTCCGCGACCGAGCATTTGCATATACAAGGTCAATGACTTTGTTGGCCGAGCCAGGATAACTGTATCAAGCCCTGGGTAGTCAAACCCGCGCGTGAGAATTCCAACATTAAAAATTGTTTTTATATTCCCGGACTTGAAACCTTTGATCATCTTCGCTCGCTCATCCTTGTCTGTTTCCGCGTGAACGTAATTTGAAAATGGAGTGATACTTGCTAGATGCCTGGCTTCTTCTACCGAGCGCACAAACACCAAACATGACGTGCGGTTTTTTTTAAACCCTTGCTCTATGATGCCAGGTATTCTTTCAATGATTTTATTTCGATCAATAACTTCCTTCAGAGATTTGTCGGAGTACTCGGCTCCGGTAGAGTTTAAGACAAGCCCAGTGTTATCCCATCGCATTTCGATATAGTTAATCGGGCATAGGAAACCGAGATCATACATCTCTTTGATTTGAGTGATGTGTAAAAACTTATTAAAGAACGATGGCTTTTCTCGGTTGAGTAAATTGATCTTTGAAAACTTTTTATTTCGTACCCACGGATCGCTGTATGTTTTCAAACGGAACGGTGTGGCCGTAAGGCCAACCACCTGGGCCGGTAGTACCGACAAAAACTTCATATACATAGAAGTTCTGCTTGGCGGTACTTCGTGGCATTCATCGATGATCACGTACGATACATCTTCAAACAACTCCGGCTTTTTGTAGATAGATCCGATCATCGCAAACGTAACCCGGCTGACTTCTTTTACGCCTGCAGAGGCGCTGTATATCGTGGCCGGTACAAGGTCGGGATGCTCTTCTATCACGTGCGAATATTTAAGATAATTTTGCTCTAGCAATTCAAGTGATGGTTGGAGTACGAGTACCTTTCCCCGGAGTTGTTTTACGATATACGCTATGATCAGCGACTTACCGGATCCGGTAGGCAAAACCATCATGGGCCTGTTGCGTTCGGCCGTGCTGAAGAACTGCACCGCCTTTTCTACCGAGTCACTTTGATATTGTCGGTGTTGGTATTCCATTAGTTTTTATGGCCGTATTTCTCGGTGCGCTCTTCCACCTTTTTTGTTTTAATAATCGTCTTGTCTAGATCAATGATCCTATTCATTAACTGGCGTGGCTCCATGCGAAGTTGGCGCGCTATCTGCGAGATGGCCAGGAATAAGATGATCATCGTTTGCTCGGCCGTTGTATTGATCAGTGCGACTTTCACTTGCTTACCGCCGTTAACTAATTTTGCGCGTATTGTTGGATTTCTAAAAAAATATAGTGGGTTTGTCATAAGTAAAAATTAAATTAAATAATAGGATCTAGCACGGCCCGGTAATCGCCCAAGCGGAACTTTTGCGCGTTGAGTGGCTGTACGACTGTATCTTGGACTTTGAATAGTAAGGAAGTGTCGCCGTCTTTATATTTGATCTCCTCTGACTGCGTTACAAATTCAATGTCTACACACTCGGCTCGTAATTTATTCATATCCTTTTTTGTGTCCGCTATTTTCTGATCGAGTTGCTTCATGCTTTTACGATCAACATCAGGGAGCAAGGTAGGGTTGGCCGTTAGGTCTTTGACTTCTTTTTCCAACTGCTCGATCGTCTTCAGGAATGGTCGATCATCAAACTCCAATTTGATCGCATAATCATGGTACGTCTTCGGTAGTTGTGTGTGTACGAGCATCTTCACTTTCCATCGCCAGTCGTTTTTCATTTTGATCTCTACGATCGAAAACTTGGCCACGATAGCGAGCGACATCTCGGCCACCTCTTTCAAACTTGGTAATAGATCCTTTTTCTTTTTTGTATTTTTTGCCATAAAAATTAACTAATTATTTCACGTTTATAATGTCGGTTTTTAACTTTCTCGTACAGTTCAAGGAACGTTTGACGTTGCGCTCCATGCCTGCCTTTTTCTTTTTCTAATTTGCGGAAGTACTCCGAGTCCGGGAATATGAAGGCCTCGTCATCAAAGCATACGGCCTGGATCATATTCAAGAATTCATTTAGATCCTTTGTCCTTTCAAACGTAGTCATAGAGTTTACTTCCTGGGTGATGTGGCCGGTGCTATCGTACTTCAGGAAACCAACGGCCCGCTTGATCTCTTCGGTGCCTTTTGTGAGGGCTTCGGACTCTATACCCTCGCTCCAAATATCATATTTTTGTCGCACATAGTACGGAACAACTGCGCCCCTGAAGAAACGTTGCATCCTCTCTAACTCCCCCTCTTTCAACTTAAGCACATCTTCTACCGTGAAATATTCTCCGGCATCCTTTTCCTGCAGGCGTTCATGTTGGCGCTGAAGAAAGACGATGATCTCGGCTCGCTTTTGGCGTAAGATTTCCTCGGCCAATTCATTCACATCCGTATCGCGGTCAAGAAAGAATAAACTTTTTACAATATTTTTTAATATCATGGTAGCAATTCGCGCTGACGCTTTATTTTATTATAGAAGGCTACGAGCGACTGATCGGGTAGCGTTCCTTTTTCTGTGTTCGGGTTGATGCGATAGCCGTAATACTTGGCTCCACTCTTCCCGGTGATCGTGATGCTTTCTATCAGGTGCGGGTTTGAACTCTTGATCTCTGATGCGCGCGCCGAGCATTCGTGGCTTACATATCCCCATAGGCCCACCTCTTTGGCGTACACCTCACCCATGAATTTAAAGACCGGGATATACTCGCCAGGCGTTTCCTTGAACGCTTGGTATAGCGTATAAAAGATTGCTTCTTTTTGTGTGATCTTTTTCTTATTCATGGCTTAAAAAGGGATGTCTTCCATTCCGTCACCGCCACCTGGATACTCGATCGTATCTAGGCCCTGGTCTTCGCCCCCTGGTGCCTCTGTGTGGGCCGGAGCGCTTACTGAAGCGGTACCGCTAGGCTTGTGGCCAAACTGTACGTGCAGGGCGTTTATTTCGGTGCGGTAATGCTTCACACCGTCTTTATCCCATGATCGGGTTTGCAGTTTACCCTCTATGTAGATCTGCGATCCCTTTTTCATATACTGCGCTACGTTCTCGGCGGTCTTTCCCCAAACTACGATGTTGTGAAACTCCACCGTTTCTTTTTTCTGCCCCTGGGCATCTTTGAATGTCTCATTTGTGGCTAGAGAGAATGAGCAGACCTTTGCGCCCGATGGGGTTGATTTCAATTCCGGGTCGCGGGTCAGGTTTCCTATTAGTTGAACTTTATTTAAATACATATTTATAAAATTAAATCTGAGTAATGTTTATCCAATTTCTCGACGAACTTTTGATATTGGATCTTTGTGCTTGCGATCTCAACCATGACATCCATACGGCGTACGGTTACGATCAAAAGCGGTTTGAATTTGAACACTGGGCAGTACGATACAAAATCAATCTCATCTACGTCATCACAAACTATGAAGCCGTGAATGATCTGATCCATGTGTTCTGCCGGGGCCTTCTTCGTATTTTCGATCAGGTATCGGATGTGGTTGTTCGTATCCGGGGCCTTACACTCGATCAACTTCTTGATCTGCGTTTTGTTTTTCATCACTAGTCCGTCAGGCGAGATGCCGTATCGGTCGTTGCGAATGAATGAAACTTCGCGCACCTTTTGGCCGGTTGCTTTTTCGTAGGCCTTGCGTGCTTCCGGCTCCAACTCGTTACCGCGATCAATATGCTCGCCGTATGCTTCCTTTTCAGGTCGCACCGTGGTCATCTTGGCCAGGGTTTCGTAAAGGTAGGCGTTGCCGGTACCTTTAACCTTTTTAGCGTTGGATCCGGTGACTGCTACTCCCTCGCGGAGTCTTTGCCATTCATCGGTTTTTTGCTCGCCCTCGATTATTTCGTAGGTTTGCATATTTCCTTTTGAGCGTTATAGGCCTCGAATACGTCATCGTTTTTTATAAACTCCGGTGCAAGGCCCTTATAGTAGGCCTGGAGTTCTGCGAGTACCGTATAGCCCTCTATGTTTTTAATTACCTCGGCAACTTTTGATGGCTCTATATCATCAAGAACGGTTACGTGCGAGAGATCTATTTGCTCGTTGTCGATCTCATTCATTCCCTCGAAGATATCATCGAAGTGATACTTACAGGCCTTTTTCAAAACCGTCTTGAGTACCATTTCTTTAAACCAGGCATCCCAAATCATGGAAGTCTTGGCCACCTTTTTGTGTTTTTGGATGTCTTCTTTACTGAGAACAGTTAGGAATGATCCGCGCTTGTTTGTGAGTACGCAGTATGCGCCGGTGATCGTCTTTGCATCTGCTGACTGAAGCGCATCTTTTATCAAGTGCTTATACACCACCATGCCGTTTTCCTTTCCGGCCGTAAATGTGTCGCCCTCTTTGACTACATCCATATCGATCTTACTCTCCGGGTATGCTAGGAGCATCTTATTTTTATATGCAACATAGTCGTAACTGATGCCTATGTTTTGGAGTGTGATGTGCTTACCATCAAACACCAAGCCCTCTGTAGATACTCGGCGGAATAACTCGGACAGCGCTTCGGCCGTCTTGAGTTTCATCCATGGGTTTTTTTCTTTTCCCTGCTTGTCTTTTTCAATAAGCAGGCGCTGACAATACGATGCGAATACATCGATATTTTGAGCCGTACATAGGCCCTTGAACTCCGGTTTTCCGATGTCCTCGGTGAGCAATAGTACGATCTCCTCTTTCAAACTTTTTTTAATTTCTGCCATAAATATATTTGCTTGTTACTTAATTTATAATACTTACATTTTACTCCTTTATAATGAAATAGTAAAGTGTAAAACTTCCGGCCAGGGGATAACTATTTACCCTTGCCGAGTACTACGTTGGACTTCTCGTATATGCGTACGCCGGTCATATCGCGTACTCCGGCATCAACCATTTTCTGTACGATCGTGGCTATGATGCCTTTGCGGTATGCTTCAGCGAATACTAACTTTTTGATGTCTTCAGGAAGTTGATCGATACTGACAATCTCGTGTTCCCAGGTCTTGCGAATTGATGACTTACCAACTGCTGTGACCACCGTCTTTGCTACCGGCGCAACTTCACGTACAGGCTCGGCGATGGCTTCTTTTCCGGCTTCAGCGCGTTTCGCATCTGCTTTGTCGCGGATATCCTGCAGGCGCTTTTCTTCTTTCAATCTGGCCGTTTCTTTTTCGTCAAAGTACGCACCCATCTTTGCCTTGATCGTTTTCACGATCGCATCGGCTTCTTTTACCTGGGGCATGAAGATAGCATTAATGCTATCCACGTGCGCGTTGAGTGGGCCGACTAGGAATTTACGCATTGTGTCGATAGACTTGCCTTTGCTATTTACAACTCCGGCCAGATTGTTCGCTACTTCGTAATCCGCGTCAGTCTTGATGATCATTTTCTCAGCCTGATCCTTAAACGTCACAACTTCCGTTTGTAGCGGTAGGAGTTCGGTTTGTATAACTTCAATGCTTTTGATTTCAACTTTTTCTTCTTGTGCCATATAATTTTTGTGCTTGTTACTTAGTGAATAATTCCGCGCTATTTTTTTGATATCTCTCCCGGCTTCATTTGCGTGGTCATGTAGTCGGTGAGGTGCTTACCCTGTACAACGTATCGGGGCTTTTTATCGCCACCAAGATTTGTAGCAGTGATCCTTTTCTGTCGGATCAACCGAAGAAGCATCTGACGTTTGGTATCCGGCGTTGATGCCGTCATTATCCCAAGGCCAATGATATCTTTCGGGGTATAAAACTTTTCAGGGTTAATTTTTTTCATAACTATTTTTTAATTACTCGTCATCGGGATTGTAGTCGTCCTCGGTGTCGCCACCGCAACAATCCGGGCAAGGTTGAGTTCCAACGTCTGCCATGTGTGGCTCTCCAGGATAGACGGCTTCCATAGCCGATACTTCCCCGGTACCTCCGCACGTTTCGCAAACTTCTTCATCATTTTTTTCTTGCTCCATAAAAATTGCTTGTTATCTAGTAATACATATATCTTACACTTTACTTGTAAAATAGTAAAGTGCAAACAAGTGGATAAATAAAAAGGGGGATGAGCATAGCCCACCCCCTAATCTTTTGCGGTTTCCCGCTACTTCCCGGTTCGACGATACTGTCTACGATAGCAATACCATTTACGGTGCTGTTTAAAGTACAACATAAGATCACCTCCTTTCAAATTAATTATACACCTACAAAACAAAAACCACCTTTTTAGGGGCGGTCTTTGGTCACTAGAATTCTCGCGGAGAGAATTAAGCAACAAGCAGTACTTTGGTTATGGTGCCAAGAGTACCGGCTTTATTATATCGAAACGTGCCGGTTTACACAATGGCTAGAGTTGCGTGACTGTGGACTTCTTGTGTGTTTTCTTCGCCCACTCCTGAAGTTGTGGCACCAAGTTTTCGATCCATTGCTTGCGAAGTTTCCCGGCCGACATGATGTTCTTGGCCCAAAAGTCATGGGGCGCAAATACGCGGGGCGGTTTTCCATCCTGCAGGATCTCCCCGCCGTGTACCCAGGTGATCATGAATTGGATCTGATCCTTGGTCGCTTTTTCTATTTCCCGGAGTTTGCGTATATCATCAGCCCACTCGGAAATCTTTATTTTTTTATTTTCAAAATGTGGGAAGTTGTAGATGACCTTTGAGAGTAGCAACTCGGCCAGGAATAAATCATCATTGTTGTATTTTGGTTTGACCTCTTTTTTTGGTGTGTTCACTTTCTTCTTTTTTTGGACTGATGTCGGAGCGATCGGTTCACTTGGTGCTTCTTCAGGACTCACTTCGGCCGGGTTGAATTTATGGGCCAGGAATATTTTACGGCGAGCGCCTGTGAGATCGATGTATATAAAATCTTTATTCGCGAGCGCAGTAATCCATCGGGAGATGGTGCGCTTGTCTACTCCGTAGAGTTCTGCAAAATAATCATTCCCGGCCCAACAAAAACCTTTCTCATTGCATAGCGCGGTGATCTCTGAATATAAAAGTTTAGCGCCATCGGCCACTTCTTTACAGTATCGAACGTCTGCCGGTATCACTGACCAATAAGATTTTTTTAATTCCTCAATCATGTAATTTCTTCTGCCCTGCAGGTAGTGCTATATTTTTAAGTTCCCCGGTGATGCGTTCCAACCCTGCGCTCACTCCAATCGGCCCACTGTGATCACTCCATTCTCCACCGCGTAAGTACTGACCTTTTTTGTGGCGTACTTTTTGATCTGTTTGGAAAGCGTAATCTTCGTATGACTGCATCGTGGCGATGCTTTTTTTATTTACGCGCGCGCCGTTTGGCATTCGCACCATGTCACCCCCGGCATCAATAAGATCCTGAACTTGATCAGGGGTCTTGCCATCTATTATATAAATATCATTCCCAAAAGTGGTGATGAGTGTGCTTATTTTTTTAACCATAAATTTAACTTGTTACTTCTACAGAAAACAGTATAACTCATTCTTTAAAAAATAGTAAAATGTAATTGTTAATAAAGAAGTGGATAACTCTAAAAAGAGAGAAAAACCGGGCTTGCCCGGTGTTCTCCTTAATTTTAATATTATATTTATTATTATGTACGACAAAATTGTCTACCCAGACACGACAATTTTGTCTACCCCCCACGACAAAATTGTCTACCCTCTTATATTTTATGGGCTATTTTCGGTGTTTCACGAGAAACATCGCTCTTGTGTATTTAAACCCACAAGAGCGAGGCCCTATATTGCGATTTGCGGGGCTTGACCAGGCTATTTGGTACAACGCTCCCATGTAGCACAAAAGGCCCCGCAGGGCCTAGTGTGTAAAGAATGGCAGGCTATTTCCCGGCGTTGGGTAGATTAGTATCTCCCTTGCTGTTGAAATAGAAACCAAAGACGAACGTGATCGAGCCAGTGAAGGCGACCAAGATTGCTTTTTCCGCGTCATTGAATTGACCAGTTATAACAGCGTGTATCCCGGCAACGATTGCTAGAATACAAAGGACTCCAACGAGTGAAAGCAGAACTAATTTTGATGCTGAAGCAGTTATATTTTTCATATTTAAATACTTTCTAAAATTGTAATTGCCTGTTTGTGAAGAGCGATCGCCTGTGCGATTTTGCTCTTCGTGCTATCGACCGGCGCGTTTATTTTTATTGCGCGCGCCAATATTTCATCTACGATTGCGTGGTTGACTCCTGGGCAGTTTGGCTTGTCAGCAAAGATCTGATAGTGGCCAATGACATGATCGCGATCAAGTGGAATACTCCATCGCTTTGCAATATCCGCTACGAGTTCGGCCGATGATTGTTTCATGGCTTCAGGCCATACATCGTTTACAAGTGGTTGGCCCTCGTGCTCAATTCCGATCGTGTATAGGTTTGGATTTACTCCATCGTGGATGCCTTTCCAAGTAGGGCGAGCAACTCGGCCCGCGTGCCAGGCTTGATCCACTTCGGCAACGTACTGATGGATCTCGCCGGTCTTTCCTATTCCGTAATGGGCCGATACTTGGGATGCTACGGTAGCAAACCATGAGTCGGTACCGGACAGTGATCCATCCATAATGTGGATAACGATGGCTTCCGGCTTGTAGGTACCACGGCCGGTTTTGAAATTCGTACAAGGTTTTTTAATTATTGTTTGCATGATTTTATAGTGACGTTATTCTTTTAACTTGAAACTCTTGCGACTTCCATGAGATTTGGAATTCTCTCACTGGATTGAGTTTATAAATAATAGTGGCTTCTAAGTGGTACGTTCCGTCATCAGTATATTCCGGGATATGAAGATCTGCAATATTTATTTTATGGCATCCAGTGGTAATATTTCCCGAAACTTCTGTGTACGTTGTGCGAGTACTGTTTACGAGTGAGCGATAAGCAATCCCAATAATATCTTTATATTTGCAATATGTGATCGTATAGATGACCTGATCACCTGGCGCATAGATGGACTTGCTTACTTCCACAGCACTCACATCGATGACTTTCATCGGCCAAAAATACCAGTAACCAAATAGTATAGAAAAAAAAGTGATGACAATTATACAAAAATAAATATATAGATGTTTTAATCTATGCGTGATTGCCGGTTTCATTTTTGGAATTAATATTTTCATATTAGCTTGGCCACACCATCTTTAATAAATACCCAATGAATGCAAGACAGATCGCACCAATGAAAATAAAAAATGCTTTTTCCACCAATTTGATCGCGTACGCGTCATCTGATTTTTGTCTCTCTTTTTCAAGTTTTTCATTTAAGAAAATTTGTTCTTCTGGTTTCATGGTTTTATCTGAATGCGACAGGGTAGAATTTTCCACCGCCGTTCATTGATGAAGTTGTAAGGGTTGAAATTCTAACCGTAAATTGTGTTGCAGTGATGCTTAGAATACTCAATGTTACAGTGTTACTATTTCCGCTTACACCACCGACCGTAATAGTGCTCGCGTTAAGTACTGTGTTGTTGTAGTTGTAGGCAGTGGTTCCACCTCCTGTTTTGTTTTGGAAAATATAGTTTGCGACCAATGTTGTGCCGTTGAAGGATGCAATACCTGAAAGATATAGCATTGTGTTTGAGTCGGCACCTGCAAGAGAATAATAAAGCGTGATTAATTTCGCTTTAAATCCTGGAGTGAAAACTGTGTCTACGTTTTGAGTTGAGATCAAAAATCCTGTATCTACTGATGCGCCTACGAAACTATTAGGAATGTTTGCTGAAGAGGGAGCAGACAAAAGTTGGAAGTTTGTGCCATCGTAAATTACGTCTACCATTTGGCTCGCAAGAATATCGTTGTCATCAAGATCAACCGATACATTTTTCTTTATTGTTTTTGCTCCGAGGCCGTTTATGTTCAGCGTACAAGCACCTGTGTTGGCCGTGTTTGCCTTGAATGAATAAACATGACCGGCAACGTATGAAAGTATCCCGGCAAGTTCTATGTAGTACGCATCTGTTCCACCCGCATCTGCACCATATGGAGCGAAAGCGGGAACGAAGTTATTAGCATCTGCCCTGAGTACCTTTGTGGTGATGCCGGTTAGGGTTTTGAAATATAAATCTATTGTGGCGATCGCTGTCCATCCGTCTGTGGTGTTTTTTAGTTTTACAGATCCGGAAGCATAGCCACCTGCTGAAGCGGTGCCAAGGTTTGGATGGTTTGAGTTATCACTCGTTGAAGTTTCGATCACGAGCCAGTAAGTTGTAGCCGGTAATACTGTGTAAGGCGTACCAAATACAGCGAGGAAATTTCCGACAGGAATAGCCAGGTAGTTTGCATTTGAAATTGTGACTGTAGCGAGT